AAATTCTTTGATTCTATTGTTTGGTCAATGGTTTCCTTTGGTTTGCCTTGTGATCTCGTGAGCAACATCTCAAGGTTGAACAGGGAGTTTTTGTCGTGACCTTTCAGCAATGCACCGGCAATCGTGCGTTCCATTATTGTGTACTCATCCCCTCGGTCTATCTTCTCCAGTTCCTTACGCCCAAGCGACAACATAGACAACATCGTATCTTCCACTTGGGATTTGGTGTATCCAATCTCCTTCATTTGTGTGATGAGTTTCTGCGGTCTTCCTTGCAGATTTATCCTTTCATCCCCACCTTTTTTGAATGGTTTCAAGTTCTGTTCATTTGCCATTGCTCTCGTTGTTATTTCGTTGTTATTTTACCATTGACAATCTTTGTTCGTGAATGGATTTCAACCACTCCTTGTGTTGTTTCTTGTCACCATATTTGATGTGACATTCTCTGCACAATGCTTGTATATTCTCAATCACATCCTTTGTCTTTGTCCCTCCCATTTGTCTTGGTTCAATGTGATGGATGTCCACGGCAGTTTTGCCACACACCTCACAAGGGATGAAGTCACTTATGTCATAACCGAAATGATTGAGATAATGCATTGTGTGTGTTTTCATATCTCCAAATTGTACTCATTCAGCAGTTGGTGGAGTTTGTCTCTTGTCTCTTGCAATGCTTTGTAAGTATCCTCGCTTTGGTTATCCGGTGCATACTTAATCAATCCTCTCAAGTGCTGGTCTAAATAGTAAGCAACCAACGAGAACTTGTATCCGTTTACTGCCATATCAAACTCTGCTCGTTCTTCAGTTAAATCGAACTCAAGGATTGCTTTCATTGCTCACCTCCTCCGTAGGTTTGTTCGTAGTATTGTTCACCAGTTATTGGTAATGTACTTTCAGGATAATCAATTCCATAAACTGTTCCTTTGTTGTATGCAGTTTCAATTCTTTGCTTCTCCATTTCTTTGGCTTGTTTCCAATCTTCAAAGGTTAATTCTCTGTTATATGCAATTTCCCATAATAACTCCACTGCCGTTTGTTGTTTATTGCTCATTCTTTCTCCTCCTCTTTGGTTTCTGCTCATCATCGGCAAGTTGTGCCAACTCAATCGCTTTTTGGTCTGCCCATATCAAAAGTGAAAACACCGACTCAATGACACAGGTGGAACAGTTGGGAACATTGCGACCAAATATCTCACGATGTACATTCTGAAGTTGTGCGGATTGCTCAGGCGTTAATTGGAACACGAGTGTCTTTTTATAGATCTCGTATGCCGGGCGAAGTGACTGGATGAATTCTATCATAGTTTTTCAATTTCTTTTTTTACTTCTAACAAAAACTCGTAAATCTCCTCATCAGGAATAAACCAAGCAACTTTAATCATTTCATTAACTGCAATCAATGCACATTGAATCCCTTCGTTTCGTTGTTGCAATCCAACTACAGTAAATTTATCAACCAACTCTTTTGCTTTCTCTTGCGGTGTCATAGTTTTGTTTCAAGGAGTGCGACAATTACGGTTGCGATGGATGCGTATAAGATACCCACAAATCCGTAGGTGTATATAAAAAAGGACAATCCCAACCACCACGACAAACAAAAAGCACAATCAAGTGGTTTCATTCGTTTCCATTTGGAGAAGTCGCTTCCGTAGAGATAGCGTTTGAGTAGGTCGGCTGGTTTGCCAAAGTTTACGATGATGATGCTTAGACAAGCAATTCCAATTATTTCGTTGTACATCTTTCTTTCATTAGTTTAATTACTCTTAGCACTTCACGAACTGAGATATCGGTTTGGCGGTGGATGGCTCTCGCTGACATTCCGCTGCACCAAAGTTTGAAAAGTTCTCTTTCATAGAAATATGCCGTTTCCGTTACCTGGTTTATTTTGTTAATTCGGTTTGACTCAATTTGTTCTTCTTGCTCTCTCTCAAATAGTAGGTCGGGTTCTTCGGGGAAGTCCAGCTCATAGACATCATACTGATCGTATATGCGAGATTCTGCGAAGGGATGCCTGTTGCCGTTGATACAAAGGTACAAAGTGCGGATTGCCCAAAACTGGAGATATCCTTCTCGGTGCAACTTCTCAACATAGTCATCAGGTTTCTCAAGGATGGTTAAAAAAAAGTATTGATACAGTTCGTTGGCAAGTTCGTTGTTCTTAGCGATGTTCTTCGTTGCTTTCCTCAGCCAATCGGCTTTGGATAACTCCAATATGATATCCGCTTTTGTCAACTTTTCTTTTCAATAATGCAAATATAACCATCTTTTTCGTATTTTTTCTTGATGCGTAACGCTTCTTCCTCAGATTGGACTATACTGATTGACGAGCTTAGACCTTTCGTGGAGGTGCAGACCCAATAGGGATAGAGCTTCAACATAGAATTGATTGATTGATTTGTCATAGGTGATCAGATCTTCATAGGTTTGAACGGAATGGATGATGGTTGAGTGATCACGGTGCAGTACCTGACCGATGGAAAGGTAGGTCATCCGCAAATGCTTTTTGCAAAGATAACAAAACAAATGACGGGCATCCATTATGCCTTGCCTTCTCACCTTCTCCAGTATCTCATCGGGGGTGACATCGTAGATGATGCACACTACCCTCATTGCTTCAGTCCATTCGGCATCAATCTCGTTGATCTTGCATCGTGGGTTCACGATTTGGTCTTTGAGTTTCTTGATTTCTCGCATCCGTGAATCGTTCAGTTCTGCGATTACACCTTTGAGCCGTTTGACTTCTTGCTTCAACAGGTGCATCTCTTGATAATCAATCATAACAGCCCTAATTCTACAAGCTCACTTATAACCATAGTTGAATACCATTGTTCCCCGAGTTCATCCCCACCTTTATCAATGTGCTCAATTCTCATAATGATTGCATCTTGTCCATCGTGCCATCCACCGCTATAAGATTGTGCGATTAATGTTTTTAATTGTTCTTCAGTTATAGTTATTGTTTTCATAGTAGTTTTTGATTGTGTTCACCGAGTTGGATGAATCCTGAATCCGATGTACTGCCAGTTACTTTGATGAAGTCAACCTCAATCTTTGCCGAATTGATAATCACTTGTGAAACATCTGCCATCGTCTGAGCAGTTTGAATGTCAATGTCACCGTCTCTTAATTTTTCCAATACTTCAAAAAGGTGATCTCGTAGGTCGGTCATTTTATTTCTTGCCATAGCTGTTTATTTTTCTTGTTATTTGTTTTTTGATGTGAATTACTTCTTTGATTTCTTGTGGTAAATTTTGGATGTGGTTTCTTCGGATGTGTTCCACTCGGTCAATGACCTCTAAGTTTTCAATACAAATGTTCTGCTTGTTGCGGTCTTTGAACACGACAAACATTCCTGGTGGTATTTCTCCGTGATGTTGTTTCCAAAGTAGCTTGTGAACAAACTCAAATCCGACCTCTATTCTTTCAACCAGGTATCCATCCCGAAGTGAACGGAATCCAATCGGCTTAGTGTTGTGTGGTGTTTGTCCTTTCTTAAATTGTGTTTCAACTCCACCCATCTGCAAACCTTTTTTGCCTTTGTTCCAAGATGCCACTCCTTTTTTGAATTGGGTTGCTGGGTGTCCTTTGAAGTTTTCAAGATAGTATTGATGTAAAAATTCAATGTCTTTTTTGATACCGATGTTGTTTGATTTATTGTAAATCTGTTTTACAGTACATCCAAAATGCACCGCCAAATCATTTGCCATTGTTGTTGGGTATAACCGTTGTAATTCTTCAGCTTCTTCCGTTGTCCAATACTTTCTCATAATCGTTCTTCGTACATTGTGCGTGATCCAATAAAGGTGGTGTCTATCGTGTGGCATTCTCCGTGCCTGTTCTTTGCGATAATCAATTCAGCATCTTCCTTCTCAAGCTTCTCACCTGAATAATAAGCTGGTCTGAATGGGAACATCACAACATCCGCATCTTGTTCTATACTTCCACTCTCACGGATATCACTCAGCATAGGTCTTTTGTCCGCTCTCTCCTCACATTTGCGTGATAACTGAGCCAACACCACCACCGTGATATTGAGTTCTTTAGAGAGCAACTTTAAGTTTCGGGATATCTCTGCAATTTCTTGTTCCCTGTTTTGTTTTGTTCCTTTGATTAACTGGATGTAATCAATCACCAACAACTCAAGTCCGTGTTTCGCTTTGTGAATCTTGGCTTTGGATTTGATTTGCATAATTGAGCAGTTAGGGTCATCGTCAATGAAGAATTGCACTGTCTGATTGTTGGCTTTGTCAATAATGATATCCACTTCGTATTCTCGCAATGTCGCATTCCTAATCTTCCAGCTTGAGATGTCGGTGATCAATGATAAATATCGTTTGGCAATTTGGTCGTTGCTCATCTCCAACGATACAAACAAACCTTTCCCATCACGCTTGGCAAACTCCCACATCAAAGTAAGAGCGAGTGCCGTTTTACCTTGACCAGGTCTTGCAGCCATCACCACCAAATCACCGGGATTCCATCCACCTAACATCCTATCCAGTCCAACCCATCCCGTTGGTCTACCGGTTAGTTGATCACCACGCTTCACGGCTTCAATGATTGTATCAACGGCTTTGTTTGTAACTTGTGTAATCTGCACAG